GAGGATTAGAACCACCTATTAAGCCTGAAACTACTTCAGGTGATGTAGGAGTTCAACAACCTACTGCATCAATGGCTGTTGACCGTGTCACTGTGAATAACAAGCCAATTAACGGGTGATTTATGACATTTACTGAAGATGAGTTATCAGATGACGCTAACGCTATTTTTAATGATATTGAAAAAAAGTTAGCTAGACGACCTTTAGGTACTTCTTATTTTGAAGGTTCGGCTGAAGACATTAAACAATATGAAGGTACATGGATTAAAAATATCCCACAAGGAGTTATTGGCGCATGGTGAATGAAATGCCAACTGAAACTATTTAGTGTGTAAGAACTGTCGAGTATAAAACCTCTCCCTCTTACCAAAAACTGAAGCACGACAGTATAACAAGTTGCATCGAACTGTGATGAGCAGACACAGGATAATAAAAGGCTCAATTTAAATTAACTATTTTGGAGATATAATATGAGTTTTGATAAAGAAATTGAAAAAGAAATTGTTGAAAAAGGCTTGATTGCACCGCGCATCACGCCAGACCGTATTGACGCTTGTATTGTTGGAGAATCTTATCATGTATTCGAAGGCACAACATTTACTGTGTGCTTATTGACTTTGGTTAATGGTTTTCAAGTTTCTGGCGAATCCGCTTGTGCAAGCCCAGAAAACTTTGACGCTGAATTAGGTCGCAAGATTGCACTAGACAATGCTAGAAATAAAATTTGGATACTCGAAGGTTATAGATTAAAACAACATCTAATGTGTTTAGATAAAGGATTAACTACGAGTTTCTAACTAATAGTGTGCTGAGTACCACATTTTAAAAGGCTCTAAATATATCACATCTAAATGTTCAGGGAAGTGTGGTAGATGTTCAGACTGAGCAATGAGCTTGAGAGCTACAACTCGTTAAACGTTAATTAGCTCACTACGAACCAATGGTGGTTCACAAAAATGAACAATGGTGTTCAAAACAATTATAGAGAATTTACAATGACGTTAAAATATGAAGTAACAAGTTTAGATGATTTAGATGCGACTTTACACGGTTTATATGTACCGACAGCAGATAATTCTAAATATGTGTTAAATGTAGAAGGTGTGAAACCGTTAGATGAATTTAACAAAGTCTATTCTGTGGTTGAAAAACAGCGTAATGATGAACGACAATTAAAACAAACTATCGCTGAATATAAAGAATTGGGGATGACTGCAACTGAGATTAAGCAAAATCTATCTCGTATTGCTGAGTTAGAAGAATTAGCGAAAGGTACTACGTTTGATGAAGCTAAATTAGATGCAATGGCTAATGCGCGTACCTTAGCGAAAACACAACCTATGGAAGCACAGTTAAAAGCAATTGCTGAAGAAAAACGTGTGTTGGAAGAACAGGTTAGTATCTTTAAGAAGAATGAAAGCAAACGTCGAATGTTTGACGAAGTGTCAGCTAAAATCAAAGCAGCTAAAGTTGACCAACACTTTGAAGAAACCTTAATGATGAAGGCAGAGCGTGATTTCATCGAAACAGATGAAGGTAAGTTCTTATCTAAAGAAGAGTTTTTACCTGTTGAGATGTGGTTGACACAGATGCAAGTATCACATCCACATTATTGGGGTAACAATATCGGAGGTGGTGCAAAAGGCTCAGGCGCACAATCATATATGGGTAAAAATCCATTTACAGGTGGTTTTAATGGTGATGTAACTGAACAAATGCGATTATTGCGTGAACAACCTGCTTTAGCAGCACAGTTACAAAAAGCCGCTGGTGTGTAAATAAGTGTTGACATAATTTAAAATCTGTGAAATAATCTATTCGTTGGTTTTCATAAATACTCCAGTATTAAGAAATTCCTTATCTTGTATAAGGGTTTCTTAATAAGCTAATTAAAATAGTTAGTTTATTAAGATTCATTGTTGTTCGTTTTGTTCTTTGTTTTCATTTATGTACCCTCCTTACCTCACCCTTAATAGTTTTTAATTATTAAGGGTTTCTTTTTATCCATCGAAAATAAATTTGACATCTTATCTAAATAATGCTTGACTTTTATAGTGTTTTAGTGTAGCATACTACGATAAATCTACATGGGTAGACAAACACATCAATTAACTTTTAATCACACATGGGTGGAGATGAAAATATGAATAAACAACTAATTTAAAGGATTTTTAATCATGGCAGTTACTCAAATTTCGGACATTATCGTCCCATCGGCATTTACAAACTACACGCAGTTAATCACACAAGAAAAGACTAAATTACTTCAATCAGGCGCAGTTACTCGTGACCCTATGCTAGATATGTTCTTAGCAGGTGGCGGTAACATCGAAACAATGCCCGCATTCAATGATTTGTCTTATTCCGCTTCAAATGTATCAAGCGATACAGGTGCAGATAGCACACCAGATAAAATCGGTTCAATTTCTCAAATCGTTCACCGTTTATCACGCAACAAATCATGGGCTACAGCAGACTTAGCGGGTGACTTAGCGGGCGCAGACCCTATGCGGGCAATCGTTAATCGTGCAGGTACATATTGGGCGCGTGAATTACAACGTATGTTAATGGCAACATTGAAAGGTGTAACATTAGCTAACGTTGCACAAGATTCAAGTGATAGTACATTAGACATTAAAGGTGCGTCTTACGTTGCTGGTACAACTAACTTTCAAGGTGAAGTATTCTTAGATGCGTTGTCATTGAAAGGTGATTCATTCGGTGAAATGGGTACATTAGTTGTTCATAGCCGTGTGTACTTCCGTATGCTTAAAGAAGATTTAATTACCTTTATGCAAGATTCAGTGCAAAATACGTCTATCCCGACTTATATGGGATTGCGAGTTGTGTATGATGATGGGGTATATAACGCTGCTGGCGTGTATCATTCTTATGTATTAGGTAATGGTGCATTACGTTTAGGTATGGGTTCACCAAAAGTACCAACTGAAGTATTCCGTAATCCTGCTGCATATAACGGTGGTGGTTTAGAAACCTTGTTCAATCGTAACGAATTTGCTATTGCACCGTTGGGTTATAGTTATGTTGGTGCATACGCAGGTGGCGGGGCAACTAACACAGTATTAGAAACGGCTGCGTCTTGGGATAGAGTATATCCTGAAACAAAACAAGTTCCAATGGTAACAATTATTACCCGCGAACACGCTTAATACTGAACATTATTAACGGCTCTTATAGTAGAGCCGTTAATTACTTAATTATGGAGATGATATGAATTTATTAGACACCCTTAAAGCGTTAGACCCATTAGATGCTTTAATGTGGACAGATGACGGATTACCTGCGATTGATGCGGTACGAATTGTGACAGGTGATAGTAAAGTAACGAGAAAGATGATTAACGATGTAGCATTAGGTTTAACACGAATCAATGTGTTGGAATACGTCCCATTATCGAAAGCAGCAGATGATGTAGCTGAACCAATTGTGGTAGAAGCTACTGAAGAAGTATCTAGCGAAGAAGCAGATAGATTAGCTCAAGAACGTGCATCAGTAATCGGTTTCTTACAAACTGCAACTGAACAACGTTTATCAGATGCTGAAAAGTTAGATAAGTTGCTTGCAACAGGTTTAACTGTTTCAGAAATTGTACGTTTGGTCACTAAACGGAATTTGAAAAATGTCAGAGTCGCTTAGTACATTCTTTGAAACCGTCGTTGTTAATTCTGACGGTACGCAAAAAGTAACTTATTCAAACAGCACAACCGTCGCTAAACGTAGTCGAGTTATCTTTGCACCTGCATTATCTACAGTCGCTGTTCATGTGTCAGGTACTGGAACAGCGGTTATTAAAAGTTCTCCTTTTGGTGATACATCAAAAGAATTGACATTAACAACATTAACCGCAACAGGTCAATATACAGTAGCATCAGCTAATCAAATTGTGGTTGATGTGACGGCTGTAAGTGGAACGGTAACGGCTGCATTATTACCTAACGAAGATTAAAAATAAAGGAATTTCAAATGGCAAAATATGTTAACCCAACCGTGTTCAATTCAGGTGGTTTAGGTTATATTTCAACTAACTGTACTAAAATGGTATTGTTGAAATCGTATACTCAAGGTAACGATTATACTACCGTAAATACAACCAACAACATTGCCGAAGTAGCTTTCACATCTGCTGACTTTCAAGCATTAACAGGTACTTACAATCGTACATTAACCACATCAGCAACACAGAAATCAGCCGTATCGACAGTTGGTTCTGGCGGAAGTCCTAACTTACATATTGCATTTGTGTCTGGTTCAGAAGTATTGTGGGTAACTGATGAAACATCTGACCAAGTAATTGGTGCAGGTAATACCGTTAATTTTCCTACTGCGTTGACTTTGACTTTAAATCAACCAACCTAGTGGGTGATTTATGCTAATAACTGAAATCCAAAACACAGGGTTGACGGACGATGCGGCGATTGTTGAGTATTTCAATACGCCGTCAATTCCTGCAAAAGGCGCGATTGAAACCAAGCAAATCAAGCAGTATTTGATTCTTAGAGATTTGAGAGTTGCAATCAAAAATGGTAGCTCTGCCGCTTGTCAGCAAGTCAATTTAGCATTAGATGATTTTGAAACGTTTGATTGCTCTAATCCGATGATTTTGGCGAAATTGGCACAAGTGTTGGATGAACTGATTGCAGATAACTTAGTTCCTGCATTTGTACAGGCAGACAAAGATTACATTTTGTCACTTGCTGACACACTGATTACACCTGCACAGTCACTTGGTTTAACTGTGAATTTTGAAACCGTCAACACTGCTTTGAGAGGTTAGAAAATGGGAACAATGAAATCGGAGCAATCCGCTCCTGCACCACTAACAGCAACAGGTTTAGCGACGTTAGCTGCTGCAACGTATTGCGTATCAGACACCAAAGACAACACGACAAATCAGCCGTATGATGTCATTTTAAACGTCAGCGTCAAATGCGCGACAGGCGGTACGCTTGCAAATCGGCAAGTGGTTGTTTTTGGTCAAGCAAGTTTGGATGGGACGACTTGGCAAACGGGTACAACGAGCGGCACATCAACGTTAAACGAAGGTGACTTGACGTTTTTAGGGACAGTATCAGTTGCAGAACAAAACGTTGACCACATTAGAAATTTTAGTGTGTTACAAGGGTTTGGATTCGTTCCCGCTCATGTGCGATTTGTGATTAAAAACGATGTCGGAACGTCAATCGCACTCACAGCAGGAACATTGTCAACGTCTGAAATTACAATGACGTATGCCTAGCGTTAGCCAACGAACTGTAAGAGCTGCCCAACCACAAACCGCAGTAGGAATTGATTGGTCAAATCCGATTACACGCGGTTTAGTTGCGTGCCTTGATGCAAATAGACGGGTATTGATAAACGGAAGTGAAACTAAACCGCTAACGCTAACTAACCCTGTGCGTCGTGCATCACAACAAGAATATGGCTCGACGACATATCAAGCATCAATGCAGGCAATTAAAGCACCTGCTGCGTCGTCAAATGTCACCATGCTGTCGCTTTTCATTCCGTCCACCGAAGTTACAGAAAGAGCTTATGGACAGTTAGGGCAAACCGCATCGGGTAATACGTTTTCTGTTGCGTCTGGGGACGGCACAACGGCTGGTGTTGTTAGGTTTAAAATTTATCTTGGTAGTACGCGAACAATCGGTGCGTCACAAGCGAATGTAGGTGTACCAAACCTTGCAATCGCACGACATATCAATGGGCAGTCACAAAACCTGTGGTTGAACGGCGTAAAAGATGCTGCCAGCGGTGCATTTACAGGGAATAGCATTGGCTTTGGTTTTTACGGATTTAATGCTTTCAGCGGCACAGGGACATCCATTCTTAACGCGGTTTGGAATCGTGCATTAACCGATGCTGAAATCAAATCGTTATCTGAAAATCCTTGGCAAATTTTCGCACCTGAAAGACGTGTTATTGCGTTTGATGGGGCTACCTCTCCTGGTGGTGATGTTACATTAACAGGTTCAAATAGTGATTGTGCGACATCATCTTCGACTGATTCGATAAACGTAGCGGTTTCATTATCAAGCAGTTCGTCATCGGCACAATGCGATTCATCTGTAGGAAATATCACATTAAGTTATGATTTATCGGCTAACACTTCAACTGTTGAATGTGTTAGTTCAACAAGTGCTATTACACAGGGTCATTTACTAATCGGTAGCGCGTCTAGTTCAGCTACTACATCGTCAACTGGAACAGTCACAACAGGTAGTGGGTTAGTTTGTAATCCTGATAACGTTGCTATAACGTCATCTATAGGAAGTATTACACAAGCGCATCAATTAGCAGGTTCTACAAATTCTGTAGCGTCTACGGCAAGTATAGGAGGTATCACACAGGTACACTCATTAGTTGGTTCGTCAACTAATATAACAACTGATTCAGCCGTAGGTGTTGTATCATCAGGTTTAATTATTAACCTAGTGGGTTCAGTTTCTAACTGCGTGGTTGAATGTGCAACTGGAATTGTAGCGCAATCACAAACGCTAATCAGTTCTGCCTGTAACGTAGTTAGTGAATCATTATCAGCTACTGTATCAGTTGTTAATAATTTAGTTGGTTCTGCTTCAATTGTACTTACAGAATCTATCGGTAAAAGTATTTTCTTACCTGATGGATACAAACCATCGCTAACTAGAACAAGTAGCGTAGCGGGTGAAATTAGACAAGTTGCAATGGCTATCGAAAATAGGAGATTTACAATATGAGTTTTTGGAATACTGATAATCCAATGAAGCCGACAGGGATTAAAGACCCTGATGCAGTGTTAGATTATCCAATTGATTTTTCAGGCTGGTTGTTAGATATTCAAGATACTTATTTAACACATCAGGTTTATACTAGCGCGGGTATCACTTGTGATAGTAGTTCGGAAGCAGCGGGTGTGATTTCACCATTTATTTCAGGTGGTGTGGTAGGTACAACTGAATGGTTTACTATCAGAATCACAACATTAGGTGGTAGAACAGATGATAGAACATTCTACTTGAAAATTAAAGAACGATGAAACAATTGTTATTCTACGCTAATTTAGCGAATGACGCGTATTCAGATTCAATTTACCGAGAAGATTTTGAATCTGAGTTTATGTCGGCGGATACTTGTCAAGCACATATTCTAACGAATGAAACGACGCAATATGTGGTATTTCGTGGTACTGATGAGTTCAAAGATTGGGTAGCTGACTTATCATTTAAACCGACTACCGACGGGATTCAAAGTGGTTTTAATAAGTATGCAGATTTAATAATTCCTAAGTTGATACACAGAATCGATGAATCAAAAGAATTGATATTTATTGGTCATTCATTAGGTGGAGCAATCGCGTTAATTTTATCTGTGTTTTTCAATGCGAAAGTCATTACCTTTGGTTGTCCTAGAGTTAGTACGTTGAACTTCATTAAGATTCTGAAAGAATGTGAAATCAATCATATTCGTGTCTTAAATAGATTTGATTATGCTCCTTACATTCCAATGTATCCGTATTGTAATTACGGTAAGAAAATTACATTACGCGGTAATCAAGTCTTTACTGCACATAAAATGATGTCGTACATTAAAAATATCGAAAAGTCAATAAGTGGTTGACAAATTAGTAAAAAAATGGTATGATTCTGAAATCACAATATGAAATTTTAACTAGGAGTTAGCATGGCATTTATAGTAGAAGATGGAACTGGATTAGTAAATGCAAACTCATATTGTGATTTAGCGTTTGCTGCTAATTATTTTGAAGAACGTAACATCACTGTGTGGGATACTTTCACGGACGATAATCAAAAAGCATCTTTAATTGTTGCAACAGATTATATTGAAATGCGTTTTAAAAGTCAATTCAAAGGCTACAAATATATTTCAACACAATCTCTATCATTCCCAAGTGTGACGATTGACAATAAGGCAATTGACTATTTTATCTATGATGTAATCGACCCTGAATTAGTTATCGGTGTTGAAACGCCAATCGCAATCAAACGTGCTACTTGTGAATACGCAATTCGTCACGCCAAAGGCGGTATTCTAGTTAATGATGTAGATTCAAACCAAATCGTACCTAAGCGCGTTAAAATCGGTGAAATCGAAACGGAAACCAATACAGCTTACAATTCAAAACGTCCTGACTTATTTAATGTGTTCCCGACTGCCGATTTATTGATTCGTCCTTATTTGAAAACGAATTCAGGTCAGGTGATTCGATGAACTGGAATGAACTTGTTTTAGTAGCTGATAATATCGTGACTGAATTCGGTCAACCTATTACGATTACGAAAGTCACACAAGGCTATTACGATACAGATACAGGCATGATTACATCCATTACGGTAGACACAGTAACAAAAGGCGTTATATTTGACTACGGTGAAAAGGATTTTAATGGTACGAGTATTCTTCGTGGTGATAAGAAATTACTCGTTAAACCATCGGGAATTACAAGTATTACAGTGAATGATTTAGTCACAGTTGGTATGAATAACTATCATATTGTGTCAGTCAAACAAACTAACCCTGCTGGTACAAACTTATTGTGGGAACTTTCGATTAGAGGTACACAATAATGTTTGATAAAGCGAAGTTTGAAGCAGGATTGAAGAAAGATTTTAATGTAATCGCTAAGAAAGTTGTCGATAAGACTTTAGATAATGTGGTTGATAGTTTAATGGAACTTTCACCAGTTGGTCAGCCTGAAAAATGGACTATGACTGAACCTGCTGATGATTATACACCTGGTCAATATAAAGCGAATTGGGTTTATTCTGCTGGAACACCTATATACGAGTATTTTAATCACGAAGATGATAGAGATGATTCGTTTCAACAAATTGATTGTAAAACAGGTAGATTGTTAAAAGGTCACATAAAAGAAAATAAAACTAAAGTCACTCATCACTACTTCACCAATAGCACACCTTATGCAAAATCAGTTGAATTTGGATTAGTTCCTTGGCAATCAAAACATAATCCTCAATCACAAAGTTTTCCTCATGCTGTAGCAGGATTGACCGCTATGCGAGTACCTGAACTACTACGTCAAGCTAAACAAGAGGTTCTGAAATGAGCCAGATTGATATTAAATCCGCATTAGAAACCACATTAAAAACGATTACACCGTTAGTTGAAACTGTGTATGAAGGTATGGATTATGTACCTAAAGCAGGTGTTCCGTATCAACGAGTTAATTTGATTATGAATCCACCAACTGACCCTTGTGTGTTTAGTGACTTCTATCGTGAAAGTGGTATTTTTCAAGTAATGTTATGTTATCCAAAAGCAGGTGGATTAAATCCTGCACAGGTACAAGCAGAAAAGATTAGAAAATTGTTTCGGGACAATAAAACCCCAACAAAGAATTCGGTTAGAGTATTGATTAACCGTACCCCAGATATTCGCACACTTCCTAGTGAAGTAGACCGAATTGTTGTAGTCGTAAGGGTTTTCTTTACGGCTGATATTTTTACTTAATCGATTAAGATAAAAGGAGTTCATTATGGCTATTGCCAGTAACATTTTTAAACAGTTAATTTATGTGCCTGAAGGGGCTACATTGGGTGTTGTAGACGCTGACGCAACTACAACTCAATTCAGTTCTACTGTGGCTGTTGATTCAGCTACTTATAAAATCGGTGACGATGAAGTAGGTGTGACTTTTACAGGTTCAGGTACAACTAAATTAAATCGTGGTACTAAAATTGTATTCTCAAATAACACACAAGAATACTACTTAACAGCAGATGTTAATACAGCATCAGGTCAAACATCAGGTACGTTACTTTTAGACCGTCCTTTGGTTGCTATTCCAGCCGCATCATCTACTGTAACACAATCTTATACATCACCAAATAAACAAAACCGTCCTCGATTATTGCGTCGTGTAAGTTCAAACTTAGAAGCTAAATTTGAAACATATTCAAGTAATGAGATTCGCTCAGACCAACAGTTGTCCGACTATCGCGTAGGTGCGAAGACTGTTGATGGTACATTATCTTGCGAGTTGTCGTCAAGAACTTATGAAGATTTCTTTGCTGCATTATTGCGTAAAAACTTCTACTCACCAGTTCAACAAAATGGTACAGGTACGGCAGTAGCAGTTACATTGGGTACAAACATCGTTATCGGTGTTAATGACTCTAACGTAGCTAAATTAACATTTGCAGCAGGTGATGTTGGTTCAATCGGTACTGAGGATGCTGGTTCGTTAGCAACACATTTATTTGCAGGTTTGCGTGTAGGTGATATTGTTGTTATCAATCCTTCTACTACAACTGGTTTAACATCTAGCATTAACGGTGCGACCACATTAGCTGCATGGAACACCGTTCCATTCTTAATTTTGGATAAAGACGTAGTTAGTCGTACAATTACAATCGTAGCTGCTGCTGAACCATCTACTTGTGTATTTGTGGCAGGTAACATTCCAGCGGGTGTTAAATTTCAAGTATTAGGTCGTAAATCATTTGTACCTTTAACAAACCATTTGAAAAAATCGTTCCAATTTGAACATTTCTTCTCTGATTTGAGTGCAACTGCGACAAAACCTGTTGCCGATTTGTTTACAGGATGCCGCGTGACACAAGGGGCTGTTAAATTACCGACTTCTGGTATTGCGACAGTTGATTTCACTGTATTAGGTACAGGTACTAAAACACCAGACGACACAATTGCATTGTGGGATGGTGGCGGTAACGCTAACTTTGCAGCTGCACCGACTAAATCTATGATGGAAACATTGGCTGGTGATACCCCTTTGAATCCAGCTATTGACTCCGTGTATTCATCTGCGGTAGGTAACATTTACTTTAAAGATAAGAAAACGAATGGTCAGTTATACAAAGCGGATGCTATTACATCATTTGACTTTACAATTAACGCTAATGGTTCTGTATTAAAAGTAATTGGCTCGACCACTTCTCCAGATGTTGCGATTTCGAAGCTACAAGTAAATGGAAATATGTCAGTGTACTTCAAAGATAACACTTTGCGTACATCTTTCGTAAATAGCGAAGATATGTCATTCATTGCTACTTTCGCAGAAGGCGCATCAAATAGCACAACTAATGCGTTCATGAACTTCGTATTCCCTCGCGTTAAACTTGGTGGTGTATCTAAAGATGACGCTGAATCAATCGTAATGACCGTACCATTCCAAGCATTAGTTGGTGATGGTACGACAGGTTATGAAGCTACCACAATGTCTGTACAAGATTACGCTGAATTAGCATAATAATTTAACTTTCTCCCGAAGTTAGTACATCTATACCGTTATCACTATAAATGATAGCGGTATTTTTGTAATAGTCGTGTACATCTTGAATAGGGATATAATAAACTTTACCTCCTTTCTTTGAATCAACGACTACATTTGGAAACATTCCATTTCTAATGCGACTAGTTAATGTGCAAGGTTGACCGATACCTAACAACTTATATAATTCTTTTGTCGTGAACAATGTGTCATCTGGTAACGACGCTATATTTTCCAAATAAAACGGATACTCTTTTTTGTTATATGTATTTCGATATGCTTCCAACTGCTTAATCGCAGCTTCTTTTGAAATTTTAATACCTTTTCTATTCATTGATATTTTCAATTTTGATTCTTCAGTATGTTTCATTCCAATATGAACTTGTCTAGTTTTCTCCTTATGTTCTTCTGATTTTGGTTTACCTTTCAACGCTTCTGATATTTTACGTTTAAATTCATCGCTCATTTTTCTACCTTTCATTGCGTTTCTGTGTAATTCAATTGTTTCAGGTGATTTAACTTTACCGCGATTACCCTCGCCTATCTTACGTTTAACTTCGTCAGATAAAGCTCTATTTTCACCACCTTCACGAAGATTGTACCCATTCGGAACTAACGTATTGTGTTCTTTAATATAAAATTCTTCATATTTATTAGCTTCATCAAGCGTTAAATCTTTCAATAAAATTTCTACTTTCATCTTATCAAAGCCAAAACGTAAAATACAATCTCGAATAGCTACACAAGGACTGCTAGGTCTATTGTGTTCACGCATACGTTTTTCAAAATTCATTGTTTGTCCAATATAACTCTTACCAGACGGACTTGTAATCATATAAATACAATGGTTTCTTTCGTTCATAAATAACCCCTATTCAAAATAACATAAATATCACAAAACACTTGACAATACAACATCTTTTATTATATAATCGCGTATGTTGTCAATTAAGACAATTAAAATTCTAACATAACTTTTGGAGATAAACAATGGCTATTTCATTAGCATCATTAAACGCAGTAAAAGCATCAGACACACCGTATTCATTAGACATCATTGATGAAGTATCAGGTGCATCAACAGGTATCACATTACAAGTCATTGGCGCACATAGCGAAGTGATTACGAAATTAGTCGCTAAAGCAGTAAACGCTAAACGTACTGCTGACACAATGCAAGCTAAGAAAGGTAAAGAACCTGTACCGACTAAAGTAGAAGATGACATTATGTTCTCAATCGAATTAGCGGCTAAACGTATCGTTGGTTGGACGGGTATTGAAGAACCTTTCTCACCTGAAAACGCGATTAAATTGTGTGAAATTAACCCCGCAATTCGTGAACAAGTTGTAGCGGCTTCAGAAAACCCCGCTAACTACAAATAAACCTTATCTCCAATTAAGGTAACTAAGTGACCCTGTTAATAATTACTTGACAGGGTTTTTCTTTGTGTGTAGAATGTGTAAAGTGCTTGACATTTTATAAAAAGTATGAAATAATGCTTTTTATAGTGTCGAAAGCACTGAAACATAAATATCACAATTCTTTATTATGGTGGCTGGGTTTTATATTTTGTACCCTCTTTCGAGCCACCTCCATAAAGGAAACATCAAAATGACTAATTTAGTTATCTCAAACGTAGTAATCAAACAAGACGAAAATTTAAGATTCCGTCTAAACGACCTTCATAAAGCATCTGGTGGGAAATCACACAAACGTCCTCAATTTTGGTTAGATAATCCTAGCACTAAGGAACTTGTTGCTGAAATTAGCGCGGCTACCATGGTAGCTTCGGATATAAATCAACAAGTTATAGAGCCTTTAATCGTGATTAGCGGCGGAAATAAGCAAGGGACGTATGCTTGTAAAGAACTTGTTTATGCTTATGCAATGTGGCTTAGTCCTACTTTTCATCTTCATGTAATTAGAGCTTACGATACTTTAGTTGTGCAAGAGAAAACTGAGCTTGAATGGAAAGCGATTCGCGGTAGTGTGAAACAAGAATACAAAAACATGACCTTTGCGACCAAACTTAGCTACGAAGAAAAAGGTAAAGTCGCACCGTTCTTTGCGTACACAACAGAAGCGGATTTACTAAATCTTATTGTGCTTGGAATGCGAGCTAAGAAATACAAGGAAGTCTTAAATTTAGATAATAACGCTAACATCAGAGATGGATTAAACAAAGTTCAATTAGATGCGTTTGAATTTCTCGAATCTCACAACGCTGTATTCATCAACGCTGAGATGGAGTATTCTGAACGAGCAATTAAATTAAAAGGCTTGTTTGATAAACGATTTAAAGATAAAATACTATTGTCGTTAAACGATACAACCGAAACTACTTTAATTGGAGAAAGATAATGAAAAGTGAATATGATTTTGAATATGTGAACGAAACGGAATCTTTAAAATTCTTAGAAATTAAGAATGAAATTTTATCGTTATTGTCCTCCGAGATGCCGATTCCACTGTGTTACATCAAAGATTATAATTGCTTATACGAGTTCACACCTCTTTATACTGGTGCGATTTCGTAAGTAACTGTTAATTCATTTGAACCTAGCTTATCATTGTGATAAGCTAGGTTTTTATTTATCTAGGAGAAAGAAATGAATAACAGAAGTGATATGCCTTCGTTAAGTAGGATAAAATCATATTGGGTTGATAAACTTGATTTAGAATCTAAAGGATTTGATTCGCGATTTGAATTTATGGAGTGTGATAATTATTGTTTTGCGTGCGGAATGGATTATGGCTGTAAGCTAGAAAGAGCGCATATTTTAGCACTTTGTGATGGTGGAAATAACGATGTTCATAATTTACATAACTTATGCTCGGTTTGTCATAAAGCATCTGAATATATAAACGGATTAGATTATTGGGCTTGGTTTTATCGAAGAAATTTTTTTGATGCAATTGTACAATCAGCACTTACTAGAGGTGTGAACATCAGTGATGTTTTGTTTAACGGAGTGGTAAAATGAATAACCAAGAACTAATTAAACTACGCAATGATATTATGGATTGTTTTACTTGTGATGAAGAAGTTGCTGAAGGCGGAGAAAATGTGATTAAGGGTAGGATTGATGATGTATTGTCTAGTGACTTTGATATTGAGTATATCGTAACTATTGTCAAAGCACACAATTTTAAAATAATTCATACCGATACTAAATATGCACTGTGTGAAAACGAATTAAAGAAGCGATTTTGCATCGAAGTTTTTAATTCATTTGTTAAAGTATCATATCAACCAGACGATATAGCTGATTTAGATAGAGAAACTAACTGGAAAGATGACATTTTTCTATACACGAAGATAGAACTATTTAGATATATTAAAGTAATGTGTACTTTGAAAATAGGAAATAATTGTAAAAACATATATTGTGAAAAAGAATTACTTTCAAAACCATTACAATTTATTAAGATTTATTTATATGAAAATTTATATTTTGATAAAGTTGAGTTAATTGATGAAAATCACATTATACAAGTTTATAAAAATAAACGTATGATTTCTATAGAATTTGATTGTGACGAAATACGATGTTATTTACACAAACAATCCTCATCTGATGTAGAATGCGATAGTTTTAAAACAAATTTAGATTTTTTCGATTACATAGATAGTAACTTATTCAAATAAAATAAATAAAAAACCCGACCTAAACCATCGGGTTTTTTATTTATCATATAAACTTGACAAAAAACTCAAAGTATGGAATAATAACTAGACATAAATCACGTCTAGTTCTAGTAAATGAAAATAATCCCAATTTGTGAAACCCCTATTGAATTTGAAGTTGTTGATGAATCAACAGGGAAAGGTATCGGGTTATTTATTTCAGTCATATCACCTTATGCAAAAGACGTAGCGACAGGTATTAAGAATCAATTTCAAATGGTTCATCGTATGAACGAATTATCTGAAATTGTGTCAGACGAACTACCTAAAACAGAAAGCAATGAAATCGAATTAGAAATTCATTCAGCCACACAAAGAATTGTAGCATGGCGAGGTATGGAAGAATCTTATTCACGCGACACAGCTCTTGTATTGTGTAGCACAAACCCATTCATTAGAAAGCAAGTTCTTCATTATTCAAATCAAGTCGGAATCTTCTTAGATAATTGTGTTCATAAGTTAGTTGATTACGCTAAGAATGAATTGAAACTATCTGCTAAACAAAAAGACGGTTCTTCGCTTAGAGAGCAACTAGAATCCATTAAACGTCAGACAGGTCTTACGCCCAAAGAATTAGAATCAATTGATATGCCGCATTTAATCGAGTATTTGTGGTCATATTTCTTAGAATTAAACAACACGCGTCAATCAGGAATGGGTGTTAGTTCAATCACTTATTCAGAAATATCAGCATGGTGTTATTTGTGTGATATTACATTAAGCCCATTTGAAGTTAAAGTTATTAAACTATTAGATTCTGTGTTCGTTGAACATTATAACAAAGAATCCGATAAAGAATCATCCACCACAAAGTAAGGAAATATCATGTCATCAGAAAATAGCGTACAGATTAGTTTAGAAGTCCAAGATAATGCAAGTACACAGATTCAAAATGTGGCTAATAAAGCAGGTGAAGCGAATACTAAATTAACAGCTTTAGAAAGAACATTAAAAGCTATTTCTGATATTGAGATTAAGTTTAAAGGATTTGATGAATCAAAATTAGAAGTTATCAATCGTCGTATTGGTAAAATGAGCGACCCTATTAAATTAAACATTGATAGTTCGTCATTAAATGGATTAACAACCTCTATCGATAACTTAGGTAGAAAGTTTGATGAATTTGGTAAAAACTATTCAAAAGTCATGGTTGAAAGTGAAAAACAAATCACTGCGACTATGAAATCTGAAAATAAGATTCGTGAAATAGAAGCTGCTGCAAGTGCGAAGATTCGTGTTGAACAAGCTAAACAAGCTGAAAAGGAAATTGCTAAAATAGCTAAAGAAACAAATGCTCAACTACAAACATCTATTTTAGATATTAGTAGAAAAGAAATCATGGTTTCTTTGAATATAAATACAAAATTAGCTGAAAATAAAATAGTAGAATTATCACGCACAATAACTAAAGAGTTATCTAAATCTGTGTCCGATGCAGCATATAGTAATCGTGATTTAAACAAAATGGCGACTGAACGCCCTATTGTGCAACAAACTCGTCAAAATGATGGTGTTAATTATCGTGAATGGGAAAAAGAGCTACAGGGCTATTTAAACGCAAAAGAACAAATAAACAAGCATTATAATGAATTAGGTGAAATTCATTTGAAATATATGCGAGATGAAAAAGCGCGTAAAGATAAAGAATTGGCTGACCAACGCACTTTCATGACGGTTTATAACAATGATTTGAAATCCAATATGGATAGAGAAGTTGCTGCATGGAGAGCGCAACAACAAGAATTGAAACGATTGGCTGAAGAAAAAAAACGTATTTATGAACAAAGTATGACAGGTATTATGTCTGCTTCAGTTTCCAATAGAACGCCTACATCATCAATGACAGCTCGTATGGGTGGAATTGAATCACAAAGAGCTACTGCATACTTATCGGATTCAGCGCGAATGGACGCTGAAATTCGTAGACAAGAACAAGACAATCTGGCATTTCAACAAAGACGTTTGATGCAAGAATCACGTCAAACTAGTTCACCTCAACAAATATCCGTTATCAACGAATTAACAAACAGCTTAAACAAACTCCAACAAACCTTAATGATGGTTGGTGTAGCGATGTCGGGTCGTCAGATTATGGAATATGCTGATAACTGGATTCACTTCACAAACGCAGTAGGTATTGCTACAGAAAAAACAGGTGGTGCAGCAGCAATACAAGAACGCTTGTTTAAGTTAGCACAAGATAACCGTGCGCCATTAGAATCAATCACAAGTATTTATTTAAGAATGTCGCGTGCAGCTGAAACCTTAAATATGACACAAGGTCAAACTGTGCAAATGATTGACACTGTGACAAAATCACTTGCAATTATGGGTACAAGTCCTAATGCAGTTCGTGGTGGTTTGTTACAGTTAGAGCAAGCATTAGGTGGTGTTACTGTGCGTGGTCAAGAATTCAAATCTATTCTTGATAGTATGCCTAAAGTAATGGAACTTGTAGTTAAAAACTACGATGCTGCTGCAAAAAATATCAAACTTGAAGAAGCCGCAATGCGAGGAGCGTCACAAGCTGAAATGGAAAAAATTAAATCTGAAGAAGGGCATATTAAGACTTTGGCGGATTTAAGAAATGCAATGTATGCTGGTAAAATTTCATCTGAAGCATTTTCACAGGCATTGTTATTAGGTCAGAAAGAAGTAGACGAAATTTTTGCAAAGACACATAAAACATTCGCTCAAGCATTTACTGTGATTGAAAATGGATTTACTAAATGGATTGGTAAATTAAATGAAACAAGTAGGGCATCAGATGAATTCTTTAAAATCTCTGCTAAAATTGCAGATAACTTTAATTTAATTGCTAAAGCATTAGCTGGTTTAGGAGCTGGTTTTGCAACATATGCACTTGTGGCAGGCGGCTTCTTTTTAGCGATAACGAACCCTATTGCATTTGCAGTATCATCAATTGTAGGATTAGGTGTTGCATTTAATAACCTAAAAGATGATATGAAGATTGGAAACTCATTAACTACATGGGGTGATGTGTTTGATGTGTTGGTAGAAAGATTATCTAGTAAAATAGAAACTGTTAAAAATCTATTTACTGGTTTAAAAGAGTTTATTGATAACTTACAACCTAAAACTGAATCGTCTAATCAAGGTAGTCAGATTCAAGCGATGTTATTAGGTAAAAATATACTTACTGGATATGGTGATGGGATATTAGCGGATGCTCAAGCGAAAGCTGCTTCACGAGTAGTTTTGCCTAAAATGTCAGTTATTCCACAAACTCCAAGTTATCCACAATTAGGTTTACAACCTAATACAATGTCGTTACGTCCACAAATTGATATTAGCGGTGCAGGGCAAACTAACTTCATGAAAGCGACGTTAGGTGCAGAAGCGTATGATAATATGATTGCTAAAATCACTAAAGCGCGTGACATGGAAAAGGATTTTCAATCTACCGTGCAAAATACAGTAGAGTTGAATACTCGCAGAGCAAACGAAGAAGCTAGGATTGCTGCTTTATCTGAAAAAGAACGATTTGTGATGAAGGAGTATTATAAAGACCTGCAAGCTAATTTATCTACATTTAAAGTAGGTCAAACTTCACAATTCAAAAACATAGAAGAACTTTTAGATTTTACTAAAGCTAAAGGTATCGATATGTTAGCTCCTGTTAGAGATGCTTATGAAAAAGCATTCGATAACAAAAAAGCACAAGAAACGATAGAAAAAAACGCTAAACAACTAGAAGAAACCATCAAATCAGTCACATCTAAAATCGAACCTGATAACGCATGGTTAGAACAGATGACTGAAAAGTTATCTAAAACGGTTGAGATTCAGTCTATTAAGAATCCTGTTAAGTTGTCTGTAACAATGGATACAAATAGATTCTCAGACAAAGTAAAAGAATTACAACCTATTATTGATAAAGCAGCGTTAAAATATAATGTCCCATCTAACATTATTGCCGCGATGATTCAAAAAGAATCTGAAGGTAATAATGTTAGAACAACTTATGTTGACCCAAAGACAGGTAAGAGAGGTACTGCTGCTGGTGTAATGCAAATAACTAAAGCTACTGCTGAAACTTTTGGTGTTAAAGATGTATATGACCAAGAAGAATCAATAATGAAAGCAGTTGCGGCTCTATCTCAACGCGCTGCTAAAGTAGGTTTACACAATGCTATTGCTGCTCATAATCAAGGTATGGGTGCAATTTCATTAGGTCAAGGTTATGCAAAAGATGTTGAACGTATTGCAGGACAATCTACTAACCAAGTAACACAAACAAAAGAATTAGTGACCGTTAATTCAAAATTACTTGAAATTAAAGCAGCATTCAAAGAACGTGATGATGCACTTGTGTCTAATGACGGTAAACGAATTGAAGCTGCACAAAATAGAGTTGAATTGCTTAAA